TGTACTACAAAATGTGTAAAAAAGTAAATCATTCAGTTGTTATTGAAAAAGAAAATTTCAATGGCAAACACTTACCTTGTTGTGATGGAGTTATTAACTGTATGTATGAAGATTTCGATGAAGAATGCAAAAAATGCAGTTTATTCTTTAACAATGTCGAGGAACAGGAGAGTAAATGAAAACACACATTCTAAAACTGAATGAACAGTTTTGCGAACAAGTGAATTGCGGCATTAAGACATTTGAAATCAGAAAGAATGATCGCGATTTCCGAGTTGGAGATAGGATCAAGTTCAAGGCAGTAAATGATGCTGGAGAGCATATCTATCATCCAATCAACAATAAAGAGTTCATCATTAGCTACATTCTGTCTGGATGGGGTCTGCAAGACGGATATGTTGCTATGTCAATTGAAAGACTAGGTATAAGACATGATTAGATTTATTAAAGACTGGTATAGAAATCATCATGATGAAAGCATCATATATAAGCAGAGAGAAATAGAAAATAGAAAACGTGATATGGAACGTTGCTACTCTGAAAACTGTTGTTGCAGGAAATGTGTATATAAATCATATAGTAATTTAAAGATGAAACATAACCCATTTATTTTTCCTAAATGCAAAATCGGAGCAGATCAAAATTTACAAGGATATGGTCCTATTGCTTATGTAAGAACCTGTAAATACATAAGGCCAGAAGACAAAAGGAAGTGATTAAATGACTATTGATTTTAGTAAGTATAAGAAAATACTCATCCGTGACAAGGATGGGAATGCCGTTGTTGATATTTCACAGGATAAAATTGATGTAACGGATGGTTATACATTCCAGTTAATTGAATCAGATGAGAGGAAATCATAATGGACAAATACATTGATTCCGACTTAGCAATAAAGGACATTCAAGAAACATACTGTAAGCCATGTAAGAAGCGTGGCGATGATTACCATGGTGTTATGTGTCGTGCTTGCTTTTCGGGTGATTGTATTGATGTAATTGATAGACAGCCGGAAGCAGATGTCCAACCAGTAGTTCATGCACATTGGATTGAACATAAATTGACAAAAGGTGGTTCTTTGTTTGAATGTTCAAAATGCGGAGAAGAATTTGAATTTGAAGCTGGAACTCCACAATCATCTTGTTATTATTATTGTCCTTATTGTGGTGCGAAGATAGATGGTGATGAACATGACAACGGATGAAGCTATTTCTATTCTCAATAGCATAAATGATTTGTTCGGTGCTGAGTATGAAAATACAAATCCTATGATTGCCTTGAATATGGCTATTGCTGCATTAGAACGAGAATCGTCATACAAGATATCAATCCACAATTTAACAGAAGCGTTAATGGAGAAGAAAGAACATGACAACGGATGAGGCAATTGAATATTTAAAAAGAGTAGATGAATTTATGTGCTCTGTGGAAAAACATATGCCTGGTTGTTGTTACCACAATAGCGAACCAATCGAAATGGCTATCGAAGCATTGGAGTTTAAGCAAGAAGAACTTGAACGTCAGAAAGATGACGTTGAACGCGAGCAATGGTACCGAGAAGAAAGAGAGAAAGGCAAAATGGACCATGAATTTTGAACCGGAGATCCAGGAAATAGAGCGTAGGCTGAAAGCTGATGGAAATACGACCTGCACAGACGATATCATCAATGGATTAGGCTTTTTTGAATCAAAGCACTATGATATGAGCAAGCTTGATAGTTCGTTAAGCTACAAAGAGAAGAAGCGTATTATTGGCAGAGATTGCTTAATAAGGAAGCTTCGTGATGATGGATATATTGTCTGGATCAGGTTTGCCGGAAATGAAAACATCCATGTGATTGAGCTGAATGAGATTCTCAATACAAGTGATGCAGAAGCAAACAAGGTAAGAAAAACACATAATTGAGGGGATAGCTGGAATGACTAAAGAAAAATTGGAATCCTATATCGGATTGATGAGAGAAATAGCAGCATTACAATTGCAGATAAAAACGCTCTACAGGCCGATTAAGAGTCCAACGTCCAGCGAATCGCATTCAACAACGCCGGGAGATCCAACCGCCAGAGCTGCTGATAGGATTATGGAGCTAAAGAGAAAGGTATCAGAAGAAGCAGATGAGCTGGCTGATCAGGCAAAAGAGATAGAAGACTGGCTGCATACCATCAAGGACCATGAGATCACAGCAATTATTAGAAACCACTACATGAATGGTATGACCTGGGCAGAAGTTGATGAAGCAATGTATGGCCAAGGTGATGGATCATTGAGCCGTAGGAAATTCAAAAAGTTCATGAAAAGGCTTAACAACAAGAGTTCTCAGCATTAGCGAGGGCTCTTTTTATTATGCTTAGGGTGTCCGCAAATGTCCGCTTTTGTCCGCTTTTGCCCGCATATGTCCGTAAGTGTCCGCAAATGTCCGCAAATGTCCGCTTTTGCCCGTTATTGCCCGCAAATGTCCGCAATTGCCCTCTAGTAAGTGCTTGCATAAAGAATAATATTAGAGTGAAGAAAAGCCTCAGAGAGATGAAATCTGATGGCTTTTTCTTTATCGGTGATGGCTATTTGTACTCATTGTAATCCCTCCGAATTGCAGCCATCACCAGCAAGAGAATAGATAAACATCTAGAGGAATAGTTATGAAGAAAGATAAGATGCCGAAGCGGAAATCTAAATCCATGAGATGCCCATGTGGTGAGTGCAAAGCAAAGGATGATTGCACCAGGACATGTAAGGAATATAAGATCTGGCGAAGGGTCTATCTGGGTGGAGTACATGGAACGGGATATTGATCAGGAACATGACCTCACATCTGATGAGGATTACAAGAAGAAGATGAAAGAGATTGAAGATTCCCAGCAATGCCCATGCGTAAAGTGTGGAAAACAATGCGAGAGTGTGGATAAGTTCTACTGCCTTAAATATAAGAAGTGGAGAAAGATGATGTACATGTCTTCTTTGGGAGTGTTCAAGTAGATGCTTAAACTCTGTGCCAATTGTGGAAAACCTATTCCATATGGTCAACGATACTGCAAGGCATGTGCAGCCAAACTGGCGGATGGTAATAAGACCCGCCGGAAGAACTGGAAGAGGCACGTTGATCCAGCGATTAAAGCCTTCTATGATTCCAAGGATTGGGATCTGGCGAAGGGCGGATACTATCACCTTCATGGCGGTTGGTGCATTGACTGCCTGAATGAATACCGCCTAGGATTACGCGATAAGAAGGACATAGGGCCAGCCGTTGAGGTTCACCATATAGTTCCTATCTCTTTGTCTTATGAAGGCAGATTGGATCAGAACAACCTCATAGGCCTATGCCATGAGCACCATGATATTAGACACGGAAGGCGTAAGCCTTTTTTTCGTGAATATGATACTTATCAACAACAGATGATGCATGAACCCGGGGGGTATGTGGAAAAGTTTTAGGCGCCGTTGGAGAACGGCGCACAGGAGAACAACGCACAAAGACTCCCTGATGAGAAAAATCCCTAATGGATGATTAGGAGGAGAAATGCCTACAAAAACGGTGGCTGTGGAAAAGTCAAAAAAACACTACACAAAAGCCCAAATTCAAGCCAAAAAAGCATTAAAAACAAGGGTTACGGCACTGAAAAATTCAATCGAGCCTCCGGCATATTTGACGGATGATCAGAAGATTGAATTCCAAAATGTCGTAGAACTGCAAGCAAAGATCGGCCTGATATCCGCATTGGATGCGGATACGATTGCCTCATACGTCATTTCTAGGGAGAATTATTACAAAATTTCAGCCGAAATGAACAAGCAGAGTGTTACTTCAGAAGAATATGGCGGTTTGTCCAGACTCCAAGATAGATATTTCAAGCAGATGCGTTCTACGCAGAATGCTCTTGGCATGTCTCCAGAATCGCGGAACAGATTAGCTGTTTCTAATCCAGATCCAGTTGCCGATACGGAGAAAAAGGTAAATAAGTTTGACAAGTTCGTTATATCGCACTGATCCGGTTACTGCTTACGCAAAAGATGTTGTTGATTACAAGATACCATCCAACAGATATCACTATTTAAGCTGCAAGAGGCATCTTGATGATCTAAACAAACAGGATACTCCAGGCTTTCCGTTCCATTGGGATAGGAAAGCAAGCAACCGTATTCTTAATTTTTCAAACGAATTAACACTGATTGAAGGCAATGAACCTAGGCCTCTTAAATTGCTGCCATGCCAAGTTTTTGATATTGGATCAAGATTTGGCTGGATGAACAAGAAAGGCAACCGAAGATTCAGACGTTCTTATAAGAGCATGGCACGGCAAAACGGTAAGACCATGGAGAACGGCATCATGGGCGTTTATATCGGCGGTTTCTGCGGATATAACGAAGGGAAACTGTTCACGGCAGCAACCAAAAAACGCCAGGCAAAGCTGGCATGGGAAGATATGGAGAAATTCATCCAAGGTGATCCTGATCTTCTCGATAAATTCATTATCAAAGATTACTTATCCACAATCATCAGCAAGGATACCAAATGCACAATGGAAGCATTGTCTAAAGAGGGTGGCCTTGATGATGGTTTCAGAAGCATTTACAGCTCAATTGATGAAATCCATCAGCATCCGGATAACAGTGTCTATAAAGCTCTGTACAACGGCACAATGGCATTGCCGGAAACGCTGGTATCAATGATAACCACCAGAGGCAAGCAGAAGAATGGCTTCTGCCATGAAATGGATACGCTTGCGATTGGTGTTTTGACCGGTGCAGCACAGCTTGATGATTTCTATGTTGATATTTATTGCATGGATGAAGGTGATGATAGGTTTGATCCAAGCTTATTCTGGAAACCGAACCCGTATCTGAGCACGACTGATGAAGGGATGCAGAACCTTATTGATGCAATGAATTCCGCTCGCCAGGTTGGCGGAACGGATCTATCTGATTTCTTTTGCAAGAACCTGAATATGTGGTCCGAGGAATTCGATAGAAAATTTGTAGATTCCTCCGCATTTGAACACAGTGCTTGTGATCTAACATTGGATGATATGCACGGAAGAGAATGTTACTTAGGATTAGACTTCTCATCCGGCGGAGACTTAACCAGCATCCATTTAGAATTTCCTTTGGATGATGGAACATTCTTTGAATGGTCTCATTCATGGATGCCAAGAGGAAGACTGGAGGAGCACATCAGATCTGATGTAGCACCTTACGATATCTGGGAACAGTCCGGCCAGATTACAGTTACCGGCGGAGAAACAGATTTTAAGAACGATTACAGCTTCATTTTCAAAATGCTCAGAGATCTTATTAAGACATATCAGATAAAGCTGGGAGCGATTGGATACGACCCGCACAATGCGGATGGTGTCATGAAAGACCTTGAGTCTTTTGGCGTTCCACTGCTTGAGATCCGGCAGAGCTGCCGTTTCCTGAATGATGCAACAGTCGATATTCAGCTATTGGTTAAATCCGGGAAAGTTAAATACAACAAAGAACAGCAGTTATTTAGATGGAGCGTTGTTAATGCCATCACAGTTTCAAACAGCTTTGATGAAATCAAGATAGATAAGATGCCAAATGCCAGGACCCGCAGAATTGATCCGGATGATGCCTGGGTAGATGCCCATACAGCATTTATGAAGCTTGGGAAATCAAAAGTTTCAGCAGCATCTTCATTAGAAAGATTCCTAAATATGGATATCTAGAGAGGAAAACTATGGGATTTAGAAAATCAATCAGCAATATGTTCCGTGGAAATAGATCTAAATCTGCCACAGAACTTACAGATTCCATGAAAACATGGCTTCAATTCCTTGGCGTATCGGATATTGATAAATCAGTTCTTTCCGAAGCCACTTATTTTGCCTGTTTGAAGATATTATCAGAATCCGTTGGCAAGCTTCCATTAAAACTCATTCAGACAATACCTAACCAGGGATCGAGAGAAGCGTATGAAGATCCGCTGTATCACGTTCTCAGGGTCCGGCCAAATAAATTCATGACTGCATCAACGTTCTGGAGCACGGTTGAGATCAACCGCAGCCATTACGGAAATTCTTATTGTTTGATAACGGGAGCCGGAACAACATTGCAGCTATGGATTCTGCCTTCAAATCAAGTGAGAGTCTACTATGATGATCAGCTCATCATGAGTGATGTTCCGGATATCTGGTACATCTATGACGTTGGAGGGAAACGATATAAGTTCGGCTCAGAACAGATCCTACATTTCAAGACTGCAACAACGTTTGATGGAATTGTTGGATTGTCCGTTCAGGACCAGCTGGCAAGTTCAATCAGAGGAAACATTTCTGCACAAAAGGTTGTTAATGATTCCTATGAGAATGGAATGTCCGCCCGCAATGTTGTTACTTATACATCAGAGCTGAATGATGATCAGGAAGCAAAGCTGCTGGCCAAGATTGAAAAGTATGCAACAGGCAAAGCGAATGTAAAAACGCTTATTCCTCTGCCACAGGGCATTGATATCAAGGACCTGAAGCAGAACAATCTGGCAGATAGCCAGTTCTTAGAGATCAAGCAGTACACAGCATCACAGATCTGTGCAGCATTCGGTATAAAACCTTA